GCTTGAAACGCCCGGCTAGTGAGTGATTGAGGGTAGGGCGAGCGCAGCGGTAACTGCGCGCGGCTATATGTCGTATGTGCGCCATGAAGGTAATGCGGCCATTGGCTAAGCCGGACGACCCGGCCCCTACTCTCAATCACTTACACAACAGGAGCAAGGTATGAGCGCAGTAATCGACATCGTTGGCGACTTCGCGAGACGCGCACAAAACGAAAAGTGGGACGTGCGGCTATCTGCTACCGGCAACCCGGTTGTGGTGATCCGCCAGCGGCCGACAGACATGATGGCATTTTGTTCGCTGGTTTGCGCCGATCATCAAGAAGCCGCCCGCGTAGTTGCTCTGGCAAGGGGCGAGAAATGATCGCCGACCCCGTAGTAGCTGACGAAATCCGCGAAGACGCACGGCGGATGGTTGCCGAACAACTCGCAGCCATTGCCGACATCGAGGTAGCGGCATACGTCGATTCGCGCCTTGAATACTACGAGCGCAACATCGGCGACCTGATTACCGACCTTGCGGAAAACGACTGCGATTGTGTCGTGGATCGCCTGCAATGGCTGCTGATTAACGACAAGCAATTTCGTCAGAACGTGCGTGAGTTTGCGCGACTGACACGGGAGAAGTACTGATGAGCACAACGAAGTGGACGCAGGGGCCGTGGTCAGTAGTGCACGATACCGACATCACGGGAGTCGAAAACGATCCTGCAAATGGATGTGTCGGGCCGGTTGATGTTGCGCATGTTTATTTGCGCACTGTGCCCGGCAGAACAGAGGCCAACGCCACCCTTATCGCAGAAGCGCCAGCGCTTTATAAGGAGCTGGAAGCGTTGACCGGAGTCGTTCAAAGCGATCCATTTCTGCGTTACTCGGAAGACTCGCTGTATGGCAAGGCAATCAAAGCCGCGCTAGCCGTTCTCAAGAAAGCACGGGGCGAGTAATGGGCTGGATTCCTGATGGAGATAGATGATGTATGACTACCAAACCGAACGCAAAGAGTTGTTCACTGAATCCGGCGTTGAAACGTTGACGATCATTCGTGACAACGCCCGCCGACTGCTTGCAGAAGCTGGCGCCTTTACCGCCGACAAAGTTATGAGCAAGTGCACGGGCTCGACGTGGACGATGCTCGCTGCAATTGATTACCTTGTTGAAAAAGGCGAGATACGGCGTGTTACGCAGCCAGGTTCCACTTGGGGACAACATCAGGTATTCACTAAATGAACAGAAGCATCTTCCACGGAATGCGCACCGGTCGAGACTGGCACGAGCTTGAGTCTCGCGCTAACTGGACAGACTTGATCGCTGTCGTGATCGGCCTGGTGATTCTTGTTGTTGGCTGTGGGCTGTTTCGATGACCCGCGCCCTCCTCCTGATCCTACTGCTGCCAACAGACACAGCGGTAGTACACATACCAACACCAGAGCAGGCGCAGTGCCGTGTACAGCTTGTGATGCGGCTGGCGATGACTGAGAGCGAACAACGCGGCCATTGTGCGCGCAGAACAACCAACCCTAAACGGGTTCAACCGGAGTAAACCATGACCACAGCAATCGCCAAGCTCGCGGAGCGTTTCGCCCTTGGCAACGCCAGCGAAGCGACCGAAATCCTCAAGGCAACGGCATTCAAAGGCCCGGCCACGGACGCGCAGATGACCGCGCTATGCGTCGTCGCGCAGCAATATGGGCTTAACCCATTCACCCGCGAGTTGTACGCGTTCCCTGACCGCAACAACGGCATTGTTCCGGTGGTCGGCGTTGACGGCTGGTCGCGGATCATCAACGACAACCCGCAATTTGACGGCATGGACTTCAAGCAGGATGAAGAGTCCTGCACCTGCACCATCTACCGCAAGGACCGCACGCACCCGATCGTCGTTACTGAGTACATGACCGAGTGCAAGCGCGACGTTGCTCCGTGGAAGACGCACCCGCGCCGGATGCTGCGCCATAAGGCCATGATCCAGTGCGCCCGCTTGGCGTTCGGCTTTGCTGGAATCTACGATCAAGACGAAGCCGAGCGCATTGCCGAGGCCGCGCCAATCGAAGGCACCGCCCGCCGCGTCACCGAGGCGCCCGCGCTGCCGGTGCTTTCCGACGAACTCTTGGCAACCGCCGAAGCCGAAGCCGCAAAGGGTTACGCCTCGTTCTCCGCATGGTGGGAAACCGTCAGCGAAGACGATGGCGCCGCGCTGACTCCGCGCCTCAAGGAGTTGACCAAGAAGGCTCGCGCCGTGACCGTCGAGACGGAGGCAGCCCAATGATCGAGCAAGGCACCGACGAATGGCGCCTGCAACGCTGTGGGCTTGCCACGGCGTCACGGTTCGCCGATGTCATGGCGACCGTCAAAACTGGCGAATCGGCGGATCGCCGCAATTACCGCGCGCAGCTTGTGTGCGAGCGGCTGACCGGCAAGCCCGTCGAAACGTACAGCAACCGCGCGATGCTGGTAGGCACTGAGCGCGAACCGGATGCCCGTGCGCTGTATCAGGTCCGCACGCGGCGACTGGTTGACGAAGCCGGGTTTGTCCGTATCGAAGGCATGGCCGCTGGCGCATCGCCTGACGGGTTTGTCGGCGATGACGGGCTGCTCGAAATCAAGTGCCCGAACCCTGCGACGCACATTGACTATCTGCGCCTGCCGGTCGGCGAGTGCCCGAAGGCGTACTTCTGGCAGGTACAGGGGCAGATGCTTGCCACTGGCCGGGCATGGTGCGATTTCGTGTCGTATCACCCGGAGTTCCCCGGCGAGTTGCAAATCGTCATTCGCCGCGTGCAGCGCGACCAGCAAGCGCTGGCAAAACTGGTAATGGGGCTCGGCAAGTTCCTCGAAGAAGTTGACGCCGAAGAAGCCGAGCTTCGCGCGATGATGACAAAGGTGGCCGCATGAACCTCGCCCAGCTCGCCTTCACCGGTAGCAAGATGACGGCACAGGTTGCGATGCCGCGCGAACCGCAGGACTTGACGGCGCGCGAGATTGACCAGGCTGTCGCGCTGTTCCGTGACGGCCTGAACCGCAAGCAGATTGCGGCGCAGATGTCGAAAGACCTGCGTCGCAAGATCACCGAAAACATGATCTCGATTGCCTTCATGGCGCGAGGCGTGAACAAGAACGACTGGCGGAAGTAGTTGAACGGGAGATAGCGATGGAATGCTATTGTGATTATGACGGACCGACGGTGTATCGCCAGACTGCGCGCGTTGCTCGCAAACAGCATGTGTGCAGTGAATGTCGTCAGCCCGCTATTCAGCCCGGGCAAACGTACCAAGATATTTTTGGGGTGTGGGATGGCAAAGTCAGCACATTCAAGCGCTGCCAGCATTGCGATGAATTTTTGAGTTACGTCACCGCACATGTGCCCTGCTTCTGCTGGTATCACGGCAACATCGTGGATGGCGGAAAGGCCGAACTGCGCGAGTACGACCACGAAGCGCCCGGGCTCTATTTCGGCGGTTTGCGAATTTTGGCCAAAGCGCGCATTGCCGCACGCGCCGGGGCAACCCAATGAACCGCGCCGCACGTAGGGCCGAGAAGTTCGGTAAACGCAACTGGCAGACACGCGCCATTGACCCGGCAGGCGGTCTGCGCGTGCTGGAAAGGTACGTCGATTCGGTGACGCTCCTGCCTGAGCACAAGATCAACGACGTGCAGTTACTCGCGCTCGCCAGCCTTGACGAGATCACGAAAGGCCACGGCACCGCAGAGCACATCGGCGCGATCTCGCTGGCCTGCAACATGACCGGCGCGCTGATTCGCCAGGGCATCGGCGAAGAAGCGACGGAGATCGTCGAGCGTTGTCAGACGGCGCTGCTCAACGCAGATCGGCGCTTCACAAAAGTTGGCCGCTGGGGTTTCAGCGGACCGGAACTGCAGCATGTTCGCGACCTGCTCGACGTGCACGAGCGCATGGTGTCGAACGCCTCACAACTCGAAGTCCGCCGCGCGCTTCGGGATATTGACGAACGCATCGCGCGTGGCGAAGTTTTGCAGAGGATTGCAGCGTGAGCCGCGCATCTGTTGATGCGTTCAAGCCAAGATTAAAGGAACAGAACAAATGCTGACAGAAGAACAGATTATCGCGCTTGCGGACGAAGCTCACGATAAGTGGAACTCCGAGGCCGATAGGGACAATCAATGGGATTCGCTGGGACATGACGAAATTTTCGTATTGATCGCCCGCGCAATCGAATCAGCCGTCCGCGCTGAACTGGTAGCAGCAAGCCCGTTGACAGATGAACAATGCGACGAATTCCGACGCCTGCCGGGAACGTTCAACGACATGGTTCGCGCTATCTACGAAGCCGGTCGCGCATCGAAAGCCGCAGAGTATGCAGACGTACCGCCTGCAATAGATGATTTAGCCGCCAATCTCGCTATGGCTGTAAAGCAGCTTTGCCACGCGCTTAAACGGCACGAGCCAGACAGCGACACGGCTGCACGCGCGACGCAGTATCTGCAAAAACATAACCTGATCGGGAGCCCGCTGCGATGACAACACCAGCAGAGCGCACGCGCGCTGTGATCGAGATGGATCGCACGATAGGCATGCTGCGCAATTTCACGGTCGGAAAAACTGCCAACGTACTTGTGCCGCGCGAGCTACTGCGCCAAATCATTCGATGGCAGCGGCACTATCCAACACACAGCGAAATGCTGATAACGCACGACAAATGCCCTGAACTGTGGGGGAAGCCATGAAACCAGACTGGCACGACCTTCCTACTGAGCCGGGGTTGTGGCTTGTTCACGCAAAAGGCAGCCGCACAGATGTTATGGCCTGCACAATCGTCACCGACGAAATGATGGCTTGCATTGATGAAGCGATAGACGCTGACATCGACTACTGCGGGCCATACGCGCTTCCGCCAGACACGAAGGAAGAGAAATGAACTTCACCGACGAGCAAATCGAAGAAGCGGCGCGGATTCTGTGCGAGATGCGCGGCAAACGTCCTGATGACGTGACCGACTTTAGTACGGTCAGAATAAACGAGTGCTTTGTTCCTGAAAGATGGCTTGACTACTATCGACGAGAGATTCTTCACCGCTTGATGCCGACCGACATCGAATCCGCCCTCCGGCAAGCAGTAGAGAGGACGCCGAATGCTAATTGACCGCAAGGCCATCGCAGAGAAGTTTTCCGTGTCGTAACTACTTGCTAATCGTGCAAGGTACTTGACCAGACTGACCACCAGCCGGAGACCCGGTCGTACCCGATGAACTACCGGCTTGACCGCTGGTGCAGTTGTTGGTGTTTGTCGTGGTCGTGGTGCTGTTGTCTGCGGTGCTGCCGTTCACGGCGTTACCGTTGCCGGTGACTACCGTTGTAGGACGAGTGCCAAGCGATACCGCAGCGTTCAGGCCAGAGTTACCAAGGCTTGCCATGCCGTTAGCGACAGTAGCGACAGTGGCGACACGGGACGCTTGATCGCCTAGTGCGATGTCACGCGAGTATTGAGCCTGGTTGGTGCCGAGCTTGTATGCCATTACGTTACCGGTAATGCTGGAGGCAACCGGGGCAATGATCGAGATAGCGCGCAGCGTTTTGTCGAACGCTGTTTCGGGTTCAGCAGGCATCGGTGTAGCGTCATGCGTCTTTCCGCCCATGCTGGCAGCCATCCACGCCATTGCAAGCTTGTCTTTGGTGTGGTTGTCAGCGTCTTTACCGAGAGCCGCTAAAGCGTCCCATTTGGCCTTTTCTGCGGCTACTTCCTGAGCGCGGATTTCCTGCCATGCTTTCACACGCACGGTGTCAGGTGTTGCGCAACCTGCCAGCACGGCAAGGGCGCAACTAACGAGGATTACTCGGCTGTTCATTTCAATTGCCTTTCAATGGATTCAACTACGTCAACGAGCGCGTTGTGACGCTCGCGACACTTGGCATATTCCCGTGCGTCTTCAGCTGCGAGGCGGGCGAGGTTCGCGAGGCTGCCGTCCGTCATTGGAAGTGGCGGGCATTCCTGCTTCAGTTCTGCGGGCACTCGCACTGTTGGCATTGGCGCGGGCACTGTTAACGGCGTCGCGCACCCCGTCAGGCAGACGGCAGTCAGGAGTACCGGATGTATCAATCGCATTGATAGCCTCGATGGTTTTGATGCGGTCACGGTAGACCGTCACCCGTTGTTCGCCGATGTTGGCAATGGCCTTTGTGGTTGCGATTGCTGCCTGCTCTGCTTTGACCGTGGCGGCGATGACCTTGGATTTGTAGGTTTCGTGCTTGTCGTTCAGATGCCCGATGTACCACTGCTGACCACCGATGGTCAGTCCAGCCAGCAGGAGCGCGACTAGGAGCGCTT